ACAGATGATTACCCTGTTTAGTTCATCTAAGTCATTATACGAACAGATGCTTAGTCAGGGTGTTGCTAAAGAGTGTGCTAGAATGGTGTTACCACTTTGTACTCCTACCAGAATTTATATGACTGGTTCATGTCGTTCTTGGATACATTATATTAATCTACGTTCAGCACATGGAACTCAAAAAGAGCATATGGTAATAGCAGAAGGATGTAGAAAGGTATTTACCGAACAATTCCCTGCAGTGTCAGAAGCCCTTGAGTGGGTCTAAATAAATTACACAAATCTATAATTATGGCAACATATCCTGTTAAAAATACAAAGACTGGTGAACAAAAAGAAGTAAAAATGAGTGTTCATGTTTGGGATCAATGGAAAGAAGATAATCCCGATTGGCAAAGAGATTTCTCCGACCCAAGCACTTGTCCTGGTGTTGGAGAAGTTGGAGAATGGCAAGATAAGTTAGTAAATAAAAATCCTGGATGGGGTGAAGTCTTGAAAAAATCTGAAAAAGCTGGAGGTATTTCTGGACGATTAGCACGTAAAGGATCTTATGAATCTTCAACCCAATCTGCTTTTGATATAGAATAAAAACCATGCCAAGAAGAAAAAGAGCGTCTGCAGACCAACCCATTGGAGTTGGTTTAACTGCCAAGCAGATGAAAAAGAAAAAACCCTTAAATTCTGCATATTTGGTTGATATTGAACCAATTACAGAAAATCAGAAAAAATTATTTGCTTCGTATAAAAAAGGTAAGCAAATAGTTGGATATGGTTGTGCAGGAACTGGTAAAACCTTTATTACACTTTATAATGCATTGAAGGATGTTCTGAATGAGAATACTCCTTATGAGAAAATCTACATTGTTAGGTCTCTTGTTGCCACTCGTGAAATTGGTTTCTTACCTGGTGACCATGAAGATAAATCTGACATTTATCAAGTACCATATAAGCACATGGTCAAATATATGTTTCAGATGCCTTCTGATGCAGACTTTGAGATGTTATATGGTAACTTAAAGGCACAAGAAACAATTAAGTTCTGGAGTACATCATTCCTTCGTGGAACAACATTAGATAACTCTATTGTTATTGTTGATGAGTTTCAAAACCTCAATTTTCATGAATTAGATTCTATTATTACTCGTATTGGTGAAAATAGTAAAATTTGTTTCTGTGGAGATGCCAGTCAGTCAGATTTGATTAAAACTAATGATCGTAATGGTATTGTTGATTTTATGAACATCTTGCGTAAAATGCCATCTTTTGATATAATAGAGTTTGGTATCGATGATATAGTTCGTTCTGGATTAGTCAAAGAATATCTTACTGCCAAAATTGAAATGGGACTTTAATGTTTGATCATGTTGATTTGAATCTTTCTCCTTTAGAAAGAGAACATATAGATGGTGTTCGTTATTATAAAATCCCTGATGAAGATGAACTTGTTAAAATGGTGTCTATTACTTCGGTAACTAGTCATTTTAATAAAGAGATTTTTATCAATTGGCGTAAAAAAGTTGGTAATAAAGAGGCAGATCGTATCACTAAAGCGGCAACAAGTCGTGGAACTGATATGCATACTCTTACAGAGCATTACTTAAAAAATGATGATCTTCCTACAGTTCAACCTATTTCCGATTTCTTATTTAAAATCGCAAAAACTGAACTTAATAAGATAAATAATATATATGCCCTGGAAGGACCTCTCTATAGTAAACAGTTAGGTGTTGCAGGAACCGTAGATTGTATTGCAGAATATAATGGTGAACTAGCAATAATAGATTTTAAGACATCTAAAAAACCTAAACCAAGAGACTGGATTGAACACTATTTTGTCCAGTGTATGGCATACGGATGTATGTTGTACGAAATGCGGGATATCCCGATTAAAAAACTTGTAATCATTATGGCATGTGAAAATGGAGAATGTAAAGTCTATGAAGAATACGACAAAGCAAAGTACATCAGATTGCTCCAACAATATATTACAAAATTTGTTAACGATAAATTGGAACTCTATGGAACCGAATAAAGAATTGCAACAAGCAATAGAAAAGAAATTTTTAACTCCTCAAAAATTTGCTATGGAGATAGAAACTATTGTTGCAGAACAAAATCTAAATTATATTGATGCTATCTGCCAGTATTGCGATACTAACGAAATTGAGGTAGAATCTGTTTCTAAATTAATCTCAAAACCATTAAAAGAAAGATTAAAGTATGATGCTATTAATCTTAATTTTATGAAGAAAACATCAAGAGCAAAGTTACCAATCTAATGCCAACTCAGTCGGAATTAATGCATTATCGTCTTCAGGCAATGATGCGAGAACATAATTTCCCAGAACTTAAATATCTTGGAGTTCGTCCAGATAGTATAGGTGTAGACCAACATTGGTATAGTATTAATGGTCATGAAGTCCCTGTTGACTCTATAACAGAATTAGATAATGTGGAAGAGATTGATGAAAGTGACCCCATTTGAAACCTATCGAACATATCTTTCGATGAAAAGTCATTTTACTAATCCTAAATTTGACTTTTTTAAATATGGTGGTAAATCAAGAGCCACTATAACATCCTTCAATAAAAGAAAGGATAAGTATTGGTTTGAAAAAACTTCTAGAAAGTATTCAGATCAAGAAATCGTAGATTTTCTTTTAGCAAATTTTGCAACTACCGACAATCCACAAAACTTATGGATTGGAGAAATTATTAACTCAGGAGAACGAAATTATTCACAATGGATGAAAAGAAATCAGAGTTTGACCTACTTATTCAAAGAACAAAGCAACGAATTGCTGTTGGAGAAAAACTTGAACGAAGTATTCGATTGCTCGAAGGGACATCCCCCAATACTAAAAAAATATCTGGGTGGAGAGATTTCGTTAGAAACGCTTACGATACTGGAAAAAGTCTTTTCTTTCGTAAGTAAATTTGATAAAAAACTTACTGACCCAGTGTGGGAATCCGTCAGTTTAAAGATAAAAAAATATAATCCTTTCCTAAATATTAATGTATTCCCCTTTAAAAAAATACTGAGAGATATTATCAATGAGTAAATTTTTTGATTCTGAAATCATTCAAGAAGAACTTGAAGAGATTAATGAACTTCAACGAGAAGTTTACACTAATGCAATGCAATTAGGGAGTATGGATCCAAATGAGAGAGCAGAACATATTGATGCTCTTGAAGTTTTGTTAGAAAAACAAAAGATTATGTATACTCGAATGAGTTTATCTGATGATCCAACGGCTGTAGAAATGAAAAAGAATTTGGAAAAATCAGTTCAATTAATGGGTTTCCCACAAGGAACTGATATAGCACAAATATTTGATGCTATGGCCAAAACTATCGACAAACTTAAGTCTATTGACATGTAATAAGTTTGTTGCTATAATCTAAACATCCAACTAATCCAATTAAATCCGAGGTAATCTATGTCGTTTGCTAATCTTAAAAAGCAATCAAAACTAGGATCTTTAACTGCAAAGTTAGTTAAAGAAGTTGAAAAAATGAATAATAACGGTGCATCAGGTGATGACCGTTTGTGGAAATTAGAATGTGACAAATCAGGTAATGGTTATGCCGTTATTCGTTTCCTACCTGCACCAGATGGTGAAGACCTACCATTCGTAAAACTATACTCCCATGCCTTCCAAGGTCCTGGTGGTTGGTACATCGAAAACTCTCTGACTACATTAGGTCAGAAAGACCCAGTTTCTGAGTATAATACTACTCTATGGAACAATGGAACAGATGCAGGTAAAGATGCTGCTCGTAAGCAAAAACGTAAGTTAACTTACATTAGTAACATCTATGTTGTGAAGGATCCTGCTAATCCTGAGAACGAAGGTAAAGTATTCTTATATAAGTATGGGAAGAAAATCTTTGACAAACTAACTGCAGCAATGCAGCCTGAGTTTGAGGATGAGGAAGCAATTGATCCATTTGATTTCTGGCAAGGTGCCAACTTCAAGTTGAAAGCAAAGAATGTTGCTGGTTAC